AATTACATTGAAAGAGTAATAGGTAATCAAGTACAAAATTTTGACACAGATAGTGATGGAAATAGATTTATCCAAGTAACTGGGTCATTCTCTAATAACTCACAATTTGTAAGAGTAAAATCAGTACCAAAACCTACCCTAAATTATTTAGACAATGATGGTAATTTCAAAGCAGAATATACTTCATCATTACCAAAAATAGGTAGTGGTTCAGTTGGTGCTGGTGCTAAATTAGAAAGAGGTGCATTTGGTGGAGGAAAAGGACCTAAATTTGGTCTTGGAACAGGCGGACAACGTTTAAGAATGTTTGATGAAATTAGTGTTGCATCAATTCAAGGTGTTGCAGCTGCTGATTATACTTCCTCAATTGCTTTATTACAAAATAAAGATGAATATGATTTTGAAGTAATTACTATTCCTGGTGTAACAATACAAAATGGTGCTATTGCTACAACTACATTAATTGATACAGTTACAGAAAGAGGAGATGCAATTGCTGTGATAGATACTAGAAATTATGGTGCTACAATTAACCAAGCAATAACTTCAGCCGGAACAGTTGATTCAAGTTTTGCTGCTACATATTGGCCTCATGTTCAAGTACTATCCCCTGAAACAAATAAATTAGTATATGTACCTGCTTCAACATTAATACCGGCAGTTTATGCTACTAATGATAGATTAGGTGCTGAATTTTTTGCTCCTGCTGGGTTTAATAGAGGTGGTGTAGGTGGTGCTATACAAGCTGAAAGAAAATTACCACCTGCTGATAGAGATAAATTATACGCTGGAAAAGTTAATCCTATTGCTTCTTTCCCAGGACAAGGACCAGTAATATTTGGTCAGAAAACACTACAAACTAAAGCTACTGCAACAGACAGAGTAAATGTTCGTAGATTATTAATTGAATTGAAACGTACGATTGGACAAATTGGTGAAGGATTGTTATTTGAACAAAATACAGCTGCTACCAGAGGTAGATTCCTAAATCAAGTTAATCCATTCCTAGAATCTATACAACAAAGACAAGGTATATTTGCCTTTAGAGTTGTAATGGATGAAACTAATAATACTGCTGACGTAATAGATAGAAATCAGTTAGTAGGACAGGTATTTATTCAACCAACAAGAACGGCTGAATTCATAATTCTAGACTTTAATATCACACCTACTGGAGTAGAAATTTAAAAAGGCAATATTTATAATAAACATAAAATAAAATGGCAGTAAAAGATCCCAATGAAATAATGTTCACCGCCTTTGAACCTAAGGTGCAAAATAGGTTTATCATGTTTATAGATGGTATTCCATCATACTTGGTAAAAAATGCAACAGCACCGGGATTCGAAGCAGGTGAAATAATATTAGATCATATCAATGTATACCGTAAGGTAAAAGGTAAAGTCAGATGGAATGATATGACTTTAGGTTTATATGATCCAGTAACCCCATCTGGTGCCCAAGCAATAATGGAATGGGCTAGACTTGCACATGAAAGTGTAACAGGAAGAGATGGTTATTCCGATTTTTATAAAAAAGACCTACAATTAGATATATTAGGTCCCGTTGGAGACGTGGTTTCTCAATGGATAATTAAAGGAGCTTATTGTAAAACTGCCAACTTTGGTGAATATGATTGGAGTGCTGATGCCGCAATTAGTCTAGATATCACCATAGCAATGGATTATTGTATCCTAAATTTTTAAGCATACCCCAACCCTCCATACCTCGAAAAATGGTGTTCTTTTTGGAACACCTTTTTCTTTTTATATATTTATATCCAAATAAGTTATTAGTATGGAACAAAAAGTTACAGAAAAAAAATTAAAATTCCCAACTGAAACAGTTGATTTACCCTCTAAAGGATTATTATACCCTAAGGATAATCCATTATCTTCTGGTAAAATAGAAATGAAATATATGACTGCTAGAGAAGAAGATATTCTAACTAATGCCAATTATATTTCCAAAGGTATTGTTATAGATAAGTTATTAGAATCTTTAATAATAACAAATATAAATTATGATGATTTAATTACTGGAGATAAAAATGCATTATTAATAGCAGCTAGAGTATTAGGATATGGTAAAGATTATACATTTAATGGGTATAATCCTTCTACTAAAAGTGTAGAAGCTATAACGGTTGATTTAACTACTTTACCTGATAAAAATTTAAATCCTAAAGATCTTAAAGAAGAAGGAGTAAATGAATTTGATTTTACTTTACCTACTTCTAAGACTAACATTACTTTTAAAGCCTTAAATCATAAAGATGAAAAATCTATAACTAAAGAAATAGAGGGATTAAAAAAATTAAAAAAGGACGTAATTCCCGAAGCTACCACTAGATTAAAATATATAATTACATCTATAGATGGTGATAGAGAAAGTAAAACTATAAGAGAATATATAGATAATTATTTATTAGCTAAAGATGCTAGAGCATTACGTGAGGAAGTACGTAGAGTCTCACCTGATGTTGAACTAAAAACCTATGTAGATGATGTTGAGGAGGCCATCAATGTCCCAGTGGACGTTACCTTTTTTTGGCCTGACAGCGGAATATAGATCTAATTTATTTTCCCAAATACATGATATTACTTTTCATGGCCAGGGTGGTTATGATTGGCATACTATATATAATATGCCTATTTGGCTTCGTAATTTTACTTATAAAAAAATGGAAGAATTTTATAAAAAACAAGAAGAAAAACAAAATAAGGCTAGCAATAAATTAAAAAATGATTCTAAAATACATAGACCTGGTATAAATCCATCTAATGTATATAATACGTCCGCACCAAGAAAAAAATAAATTTCCGCAGAAAAATTTGGCTGCCGGGGAGACCTTTCGTACATTTATGGCATAAATAAAAAAAGTAAAAAAAGGTTATGTCAAATTTTAAATTAAATTCAAATTCTATTAAGGGTTCATGGAGGCCTCAAACGGTTAAAATGAACGAATTATCATTCAATGATAATCTATTTATTCCAATGCCAACAGGTAGTAAAGTAGATCCATTATTTTCTGCTGATGGTGGTTTAATGAAAGGTACTAATTATGCAATAGTTGGTGATCCTGGAGTTGGTAAGTCTACTGTAATGTTAGATATACTTGCCGATCTTAAGTCAAAAGGTAAAGATGTATTGTTTATTTCTGGTGAGATGAATAGTATAGATATGCACGGATATGTAAAAAGATACCCTAAATTCGGTAATTTAGATATTTTATTTATGGGTGATTACGTAGAAAAAGATCCATTAGTAGTATTAAAAAGTATATTAACTAAAGGATGGGACGTAGTTTTAATAGATTCAATGGCAGAAGTTGTTAGTGCTGTTGCAGATTTCCATACTGGAATGACTAATAAAAAAGCCGAATCGGAAATATTAACACTACTAGAAAAGCATAATAAAGCTAATAATATAAATAAAATTAATACTGCGTTTTTAATAATTCAGCAGGTAACTAAAATGGGTGAATTTGCCGGTTCAAACAGGTTTAAACACATGATGACAGGTATGGCTCATTTAAAGTTTGTAAATCAGGGAAGATGTTTCTTCTTTAGTAAGAATAGAAGAGGTGGTCAAATGGATGCCTTGTTCTTTTCCCTAGGTACAAACAAAAACGTAGGGTGGTTGCACACACAACCAATGAATGCCCTCGACTAATTTTTTACTTTTTTATTTTAAGAGGTCCTTAGGGACCTCTTTTTTATCTCTATATTTATATACACACATTTATTCTTATGGCTAGTAAAGAGGAGATAAATAATCAGAAAGAACTTAATAAATTACTAAAGGAACAGTTATCTAGTGAAAGAGAGTTAAATTCTTTAAGAAGGGGTAATGTAGATATTGGATTTTCTATTAATGAATCTATTAAAGAAGAATTAGGTATAAGAACTAAAACCTCTGATGTAGATAAAGAAAGAATAGCTAATACTAGAGCTATAACTAAAGAATTACTTAATCAAGGTAGTGCTTTAGCCGATATAAATAATTTTAACAAATTAAGTCTTAAAAATAAAAGATTAATAGCTAAACAAGAAATTCTTGCTAGAAATACTCTTAAATCATTACTACCCTTAGAAAAAGCACAGGTTAATGAAGCTATTCAACTAGCAGAGGAGAGAGATAGATTAGTTTTTAAAGAAGAAAAGATATTATCACTAATATCTAAGCAAAGGGGAACGGCAGAAGAACTAAATGTTTTAGAAAAGAAAAGGTCTGAAATAGTTGGGCAAATAACCAAGACAGAAATAGAGTTAGATAAGGCCTTGGAGGATATGGGCTCTCAAAATCAAGCAAGATTAGGATTTTTTCTCCAATATTCAGCAGAACAACTAAAGGCAACTCAAAAATTAAGAGAAGAATCTACTAAAAATTTAGAACCGGCTTCTAATTTTTTAGAATTATTAGGTGCTATTCCTGGATTTAGTGGTATAGCCAATAAAGCATTAAGCCAGTTAACAGCCGAAGCCGAGGAATTTGCTGAAACAGAAGGTAAGGCATTATCGGCAATGGAAGCAAGGGGTAGATCATTAAAAGCAATAGCTAATGCATTAGGAGATGCATTAACTAACCCTGCAACTGTATTTACGGCCTTAGGAGTTAATTTAGTTACTACTTTTAGTAGAGTAAATGAATTACAAACTGAATTTAGAAGACTTACAGGTGAATCAGCTGAAATATTCAGAGGTATAAATGTTGAAAATACTAGTCAATTAGATGATCTTGAAACAATAGTAAGTCTAACTAGAGAATTAGGTTTTACACAGGGCGCCTTTAATTTAGAAAATATAAGGGCCACTAGTGAATTAAGAGAATTATTAGGGGTATCAGCAGAAGGGGCTAATAGATTGGCTTTCTTTTCCCAGGCCTCGGGAGAAAATTTAAAAATAGCTGCGGAAAATATAAACGACACTACTGACGGTGCTATAAGTGTAAGAAATGTTTTAGAAGATATTGCAGGTGTAAGTGATTCTATTGCTATAACTTTTGGTACAAATGTAGAATTATTAGGAAGAGCTGCAGCCCAAGCTAGATTATTAGGTTTAAACTTAACTCAAGTTGATAGTGTAGCTAGTAGATTATTAGATATTGAATCCTCCATAGCAGCAGAATTTGAAGCAGAAGTAATAACTGGTAAACAATTAAACTTAGAAAGGGCTAGATTTTTTGCTTTAACTAATGATTTAGCAGGTTTAACTGAAGAAATAGGTAAAAATGAAGAAATTTTATCTACTTTTACAACCGGAACTAGAATAGAACAAGAAGCAATTGCTAGTGCTTTAAACTTATCTAGAGATGAAATATCTAAAATGATAATGGATCAAAAGATACTTAATTCTATGTCAGCAGAGGATAGAGAACAAAGAGAATTATCTGATAAAATGAGACTCTCTGTACAGGATAGTATAAATAAATCTTTAGATAAAATGGCTATGGCTATAGCTCCAACACTTGAAGCATTTGCATCATTATTAAGTAACACTACTGCTATCTATAGTATTTTAGGATTAATAGCAGGTATAAAATTAATAGGACTTACAGCTAATATAGCTGCGGTGGCTACCGCATTAACAGGTACTGCCGTAAGTGCAGCAACGGTTGCTTCTGCTCTTACTTTAGGACTAGGAGCCGTTGCAATAGGCGCGGGGATATTTTATATGATTAATCAAGCGGAGAAGGCTAAAGCCAGAATGGCTCAAAATATAGGTGATGGAATCTTCCCGGCCGGAGGAAGACCCATGGTATCAACTAGTGAAGGAGGATTATTTAGAGGTACAGCCAATGATGATATATTAATGGGTCCTGGTTTAGCAAGGGGTAGAAGTGCACAAGGCACAGTAACATTATCTGATCAACAAATAAAACAAATAGCGGATGCTGTAAGAGATGGAGCATCAAGAGCTACTATTACTATGGATGGAGGGAAAGTATCATCACGTTTACAAACACCCATGATAGTTAATACTCTTCCTGGAGTTTAATATTTATATCCAA